CCAACATCAAGCAAAACGGCTGGATAGGCAGATTCGGCGGAGATGAATTTTTTGCCGTGCTTTACAATATCGGCAGCGAGGGCGACCTTCGTACCATAGTCAGCAGCATTGCAAACGATGTACGAAACAGCTTTAAGGATAAGCTTGACGGCTTTACACTGTCCTGTTCAATCGGTATTTCGGAATATCCTCGCAACGGCAGTGACTTTGACCTGCTGTTTAAAAAGGCTGACAAGGGTGTCTACATAGCCAAAAGCAAGGGCAAAAATCGTTTCATCATATATAAAGAGGAAATGCACGGCGAAATCGACTTGAAAAATCCCGATGAGGACTATGCAAAAAAGCTTGATACCGCAAAGTTTTTAGGCGATATCAAGCGCTACAGCATTATGCGTGACGGAATTTGTGCCATTGCCGAAAACGGTATCAAGTCAATTGACCTATTTATGAAAAATATTATAGACGCCTACGCTCTTGCCGGCATAAGCCTTTACTCCGGTGACGGCTTTAAGCTTACAAGACAATGGGGCAAGTATTCCAGCCCTATGCCGGATGCCGACTATATGCTCTCCAAGCGTGCAATAGCCCGCTTTAATGACAAAAATATGTTCCGTGAAAATAATATAAGGTTTAATAACTCCTACCTGCCAATTGTACACGATAAGCTTCTGAAGCATAGCATAGAAGCAACCGTACAATGTATGATAAAGGACGGAGATAATATTCTCGGTGTTATGACCTTCGATATAGAAACCTCTATGCGTAAATGGGAAGAGGAAGATGTAAACCACTTCGGTATAGTCAGTCAGCTTGTAGGTGATATGCTCTTAAAAGCACATAAATAAACGACTAGTATAACGCAAAAAGGAGAAGCCTAAGTTGACTTCTCCTTTTTATTTACGCTGAAATTTTATTTTTTCTTTTTACATTCGCAGCTTTCAGCTTGCCCTTAACATACACCAGCAGCACACTTACCCATGCCCCAAACATATCTATGCACACATCACTGAAACGTGGCGTTCTTCCGTCAACAAAATGCTGGTGGAACTCATCACTTCCCGCATAAAGACCGCAAAGCACGATAGTACACACAATTGCATCATCCATATTTAAGCCGAGGCTTGTGAAAAAAAGTATAGTAAAAAGCCCCAGAACACCAAAGATAATTGCATGAGCGCTCTTTCTCACAGCCACGTTGATTTTGTTCTTAACTTTTTTCCAGTAGTCGTTTTTCGCCTTCTCATTTTCAAAGGTTTTGTCGGAGCTTGCCTTTATTCTGCTTTCAATAGGTTTTACCACAACACCGCTGGTTTTATTGGTATCCGTTCCGTTTTGTGTTGACAAGCAAAATATCGCAGCCATAGTCAACAGCATACACAAAAAATATATCAAACTTTTTTTCACAGCACACCCCTCCACTTCATTTGAACTTTATAATATCATATTATTTAATTCACGACAACCGACAATTTGTGACTTTTTACTTAACCCACGGATGTCTCGACTTCAATATTTCATCATCTACAATACCCTTGCTCTTGATGATATTATCTATAATTTCGGACTCATTCATAATCATACTTCGGTTAAATACAACCTCCACATCAGCTGCACCTTCGCCCTCAAGCAGCTCAAAAAGCTGTTCAAGAGAGGCTGCAAATTCCGTTTCCATGCCGTTTGCATCTATATCAATATCATTGTACATACTCATAATATTCATCTGATTAGGGTTGGAAGAAAGTCTGTCATCTTTGGTATTATAGCCTCTGCCGTTTTCAAATATTGCCTTTTTGAAAATATCTATAATCGCCTTGTAATTATCCGCATTTATATTTATGCTGAGCGTTTCCACACCGCCCTGTGAGCCGTCTATCGTCTTTACCTTAACAGCGCCGTACACAGACAGATTTCTTCTGAACTGTCCAAGGTCCTCACCGTCATAATTTTTAATAACAAGCACAGTGTTGCGCACATCCTCCTCCATACAATTTCTGAAATCGGAAATAAGGCTGTTAAGTCCGTCCTGCAAAGTTTTTACACTTTTTATAAGAGGGATTTCCTTGGAGCTTGAGCGAAATGCTATAAGCGGTACTCTGTCAAAGATAACTATCCTTCCGTTTACATCCGCATAGGGCTTTAACACCCCGTCCTCCTTTAGTATGCCACCTTCCAGAAGATAGCGCCTTACACCCTCTCTTGTGTACAGCTCCGCATATCTCCTGTATCGCTCTCTCTTGCCCTCAAAGCACTGCACATTATATACCCTTATCGCATATTCAAGCCTTGTATGCTCACTATCTGCCCACACCGGAATTACCTCGTACGGCTTAAAACGCTTAAACACAGGCCTTCCGTCAGCACCGGGATAAACGTAAAGCCAGCCTATACCGCAGTTTAACACATCCTCGCCGATATTTCTCAAAAGCCTGAAAAAGCCCCTCGTAAATACCCTTGCAAGTCTTTCTTTCCTTGCTTCATCCGTGCAGCGCACAGTTACAGGCTTACCCAAAAGATAATTCACCTTCTGGTCCACAAGTACCCTATATATATTGTCCACAACACGATTATTGGGAAGGTTTTCAACCTCAACCTGTTTACCGCCCTCACCTATCACCGTTCGCCTGCGCCTTAATATATCATGCTCACCTATATAATACCTTTCGCCGGTAAGCATATCACGTTTATTCATTGACGACTCAAAGCGTGCTATATCCCTTTGAGCCATCTCCTTAAGCGTGATAGGCTTATTCTGCGCAATAATGGCATTAATTCTGTCATTTTCCGTCATATAACTCCTCCTTAGTAATGTATGCCCTCAGCTCCCGATGCAAGCTCTGCCTTAAGCCGATTAACAAATACATCTGCAAGCTTTTCCACATCTCTGTCATTCTTCACCGTTGCATACGCCTTAAAATCCACATTTATTACACAATTTCCTCTCTCCTTAGAGGTGTATTCCCTTTCCGACAGCTCATGCAGGATATTTTCTGACAGTATACTATCGCTTCCTCTTTCCTCGCTGAAAATATGCTCTGCATAGCTGTCCCGTTCAGCAATCGAATTAAAAAGCCGACTTTCCGCAATATACTCCGATGCATTTACTTCGGTATCACTTGCACACACCTCACTCAGTCTATCCCCGAACAGCCGCTGCATACGCTCATACCTATCCTCCGAAATCCGCTCACTCATAGCCAGGGACTGTATTTGATAAATACGGCTTTCGGTATCCTCCGCCACCGCAGCAGCCCTTTCATACAGCTTATAATTTTCCGTTCCCAAAGCATAGGTATACAGCTTATTTTCGGTACTTTCCTCCGACAATGCCAACACTTCATCAAATAGCATATTGTTTATATCGACGCTGTCCGAAATCGCATCTGTATAGGTGGTTTGGGTATTTAAGCTGTTTTTTTGCAGCGGTAATTGCATAAGCAACGGCATTGTGCGGAGATAATCACAGCCGACAGGCACATAATCCACGGCTGTCATTCCGGCGGTAAAGTCTCGGTATACGCTGTTCTCCTCGGATATCATTTTTTCATATCCGGAGCATACACTGCTCTCACAGTCTCTTACTTGCTCTAACAGCATATTTGTATAATCGTGATTATGCACAGCATTTTCAAATACTGCTTCTTCCCTACCGACACTCAAGCTTCGGACATACTCCATATCCGAATATACAGACCGGTCTATATATTCCCGATTAACCGTGTTGTTGTAGGTCCATAGGTTATTAACTATTGATTCCAGCTCATTCCCGCTCTCCTCCGCTTCCTCGTACAATATACAGCTTGCCGCATACTGTGCATTCAGCATTTGTATATACTCATTCCACTTTTCAAGAAAATCATAAAGCTCCATACTGCCTCCTTCTTTCTTAATCAAACGAAATTCTGTCACCGTTTTCCATGCCCTCCATTGCATAGCGCATAGCGTCCATAAGGTGATTATATCTGTCACAAGGACGATTTATCATATTTCCGAATCTGTCCTTCTCCCACATATAGTTGCTTATTTCGGTAAGAAAATTTTTGCAGCGTGGGTGAATAATTATCTTGTAATCGCTTATAAAGTCGATACCCGCTCTTATGCTGTCGCTTCCCTTATGTGCGCCCTCTATCCTCAGTCCAAGCTCTCTAAGCCTGTCTATTGATTTAGGCTCTGCACTGTCGGCTGTTATGCGTGACTTTTGCCACTTCTTTTTACATACCGCATTATATATGGCTTCATTCGACATTCCCTTTTGATACACCTCGTCCACTACATACAGCCTCTTGTTTTTTACATCGCATCGTCCGTTGAATATCGCCGTAGGGTCATTTGCATAGCCAAAGTCAAGTCCCATAACATTCCGAATGTTATCCTTTCCAAGAAGTTCCGCTTCGTCAAACTCACATTCCTCCCAGTTTTCGTACACCAGTCCCTCGGCTATACCCCACTCACCCAGTCCCGCTACCCTGTAGCGTCTGGGATTTTGCTCCTTCATACGGTCAAACACAGCTATATCCGCTTCATCAAGCCATTCGTTGCACAAATATGTAGTGGTTTTTGCAAGTACATTTTCATCCTCGGTATCAAAAAAGCGCTTCTTTATCCAGTGTCGCTCGTTCCAAGGATTAAGGGTAATTGTCACCTGCTTAAAAAGCTTATCCGGTACCTCACCTCTTATACTTTCGTCAAGCATATCAAAGGCTTCCTCGTCATTCACCTCGTAAGCCTCCTCAATCCACAGCCAGCACAGACAACCACTTGACACCGTAATTGATGTAATCTTGATAGGGTCATCAAGACCTCTGAAGTATATCTTTTGCCCCGTAGGCTTATAGGTTATTTCAAGCGGAGAAACCTTGAATACAAAGTCATCTCTTACACCAAGCCTGTCAATAGCCCAGCTGAGCTCGGCATAGCAGCTGTCACGCAGTGTTGCATACACATGACGCACAACAAGCAGATTGGCCTCCGGATACCTTAACAGGCGGTCTATAAAATTCAATGCTGTAGTCTTGCTCTTTTTACTTGCACGGCTTCCCTTGCATACCCGATAGCGCCCTTCAAAGTTCCAATAATCATCATACCCGCCGCCAACAAGCCTTTTATACATGGATTCTTCCAAGGCAATCACCCCTCATTGGTTATGCCGAGATTTCCTCCAAGTGCAAAGCCGCTTATTGCCGTAATATCGGAATTTTTAGCTATACAAGCACTTACGCAGCCCGTAGTGCCTATATTAATATCGCCCACGTTGTTGATAAGTCTTACCTTATCCGACTCGGAAGCGCTCTCAAATATACAGCCCACAAGCCTTATACCGGTCATTCCCTTGCTTGACGTTTCCAGTATAATCGCACCGTACTCATCGGACGGAGTGTATTTAACAGTAACATTAAACATACCAAAACCGTCAGCCTGCTGTGAAACGCCCATTTTATCCAGCAAAATAACTCCCTGCGTATTGCTTGTCGGCGCACTGCCGCTTTCTATACACAGGTTAGATATGGTTATATCCTTATCAAGCACACTTATTCGTCCGCTGTCGCAATTTATAACGGTACCCGCACCGCTTCCGCATAAATGAATACCCTCACTTTGCAGCAACAGTGCAGATGTAAGCTTATAAGTGCCCGCCTTAAAATACAGCATACCGCCATCGGACAGATTTTCTATCATTTTATTAAGGCTTTGCATACATTCCGTGCTTCCGTCAAAAATAATATCCTCCGTGCCGTCATATTCGGGTGAATCCTTTGTTGCAGCAACCACAGCCGCAAGTGACGGCTTATCGGTCAAATCCTTATAGCTGCCGCTGTGCGCCACCGTACTTAAGCTGTCCGTTTCATCGCTCAATCTTTTAAGCTCCTCATCTATCAAGGTATAGTTTTCGTTAAAAATATC